TCTAGGCATATAGTATTTATCGACAGATAAATATTGTAGGAGATATAATTATGGCAGATACAAATTTAGATAGACAAAACATTTATGATTTTATATACAACATGCTAGGCGGAGGCATGGTAGATGTAGAATTAGATCCAATTCATTATAGTACAGCATTAGACAAAGCTCTTTCAGTATTTAGACAAAGATCTGAGAACAGTACCGAACAAAGTTACTTTTTTATGCCAACTATAGAAGACCAAAATATTTACACCTTACCGAATGATATTATTGAAGTTAAAAAAATCTTTAGAAGGAGCGTAGGATCAAGGACAGGAGGAGGTGACGGGGGAAGTATTTTTGAACCTTTTAATTTAGCATATACAAATACATATCTATTAGCTAGTTCAAATTTAGGAGGATTAGCAACTTATGATCTATATTCCCAATACCAAGAATTAGTAGGTAGAATGTTCGGGTCGTTTATTGCATTTAATTGGAACAGAACTAGACATAATCTTACAATTTTACAGCGAATTAGAACAGAAGAAACTTTATTGTTAGAATGTTACAATTATAGGCCTGACACTCAAATTTTCGCAGATTATTTAGCCAGTCAATGGATAAAAGATTATGCTCTAGCAATTGCAAAAATGATGTTAGGAGAAGCAAGATCAAAATTTGCAACAATTGCTGGACCACAAGGTGGAGGTCAACTTAACGGAGATACTCTAAAATCAGAAGCAGCTCAAAGTATAGAAAAATTAGAAAAAGAAATAGGAGAAGCAGTTCCAGGTGGATCAGGATACGCATTTTTAATTGGTTAAAATGTCTGGAAGTAAATCGCCTTGTTTCCATTCAACATTATCTTTGTATAAAATTCTTTGGCAATTAGCACATATTGTTTTTAAATTTGTGTATTTAGAATTTAACAAATTACCATCTATATGGAAGACATTAAATTGTTCGTCATACGAACTTTTATATCCACACTTTTCGCACCAAGATTTTTTTTCATAGCCAGATTTTACCCAATTAGGAATTCCAAATCCAATTTGTTTCGCTGATATACAAATATCACATTGTTTTCGGTAGTAGGTCTTTCCATTTTTTTTATAATTTACAGCCGCAGGGCGTAAATTACATCTACATAACGGTCTCATTATACCTTTTTTACCCCTTTTAAGTACGATGCTAATGTAAGATTTCTAAAAAATCTTATAAATATATTTAATATTATAAAAGATCATTTTGATTAGAGGAGAACAATATGGCTTTATCATCACCGGGAGTAGAAGTATCAGTTATTGATGAATCGTTTTATATACCATCAGGACCTGGTACATTACCAATGATTTTTGTAGTTTCAAAAAGCAACAAAACAAATGCTTCAGGAACTGGGACTGCGAGAGGGACAATTGATAGTAACGCAGGAATCCCTTATTTAATTACATCACAAAGAGATTTAGCAGACACGTTTGGCGATCCGTTATTCCAGATTGATAACAATAACAATCCTATCCACGGAAGCGAGCTTAATGAATATGGCTTACAAACTGCATATTCATATTTAGGCATAGCTAACAGAGCATGGGTTGTAAGAGCTGACATTGATCTAGGACAACTAGAACCAACTGCAATTGTACCAGCTGATGATCCAACTGATGGATCTTATTGGTTTGATACTAGAAATACATTATATGGAATACAAGAATGGAATGGAGATTCTGCGTTAGCACAAGGTCAAGTTTTTACCAATAAAATTCCTATTGTTATTACAGATCCAACCGAAACACAATCAGGATCATTAGACACAAATGGAATAGATTCTGAAGCTCCAAAAAATTCTGTAGGATCATGGGGTGATTATGCAATTGTTGCAACCTCAAATTTAAATAAATTATTTTATAGGAATAAGGATTCTGCATGGGTATTAGTAGGTAGTCCTCAATGGACAAAAAGCTTTCCGACTGTAACTGGCACAGAAGTTAATCCAACAATTGTAGCTCCAGGTAATATCACGATCAACAATACTTCTATCTTACTAGCTACTTCAGATGATGTAAATGATATAGTAGACAACATCAATGGTTTACAAATACAAGGTGTAACTGCAGCAGCAGTTAATGGTCGATTGACACTTTATAGCGATGGAACTGGTAGTGCAGCACAAGACAGCACATTAGGCGGAGATATTTTAATCGGCGGAGAAGCTGCAAGACTTGCTGAATTAGGATTAACGGCAAAAACGTATTATCCTCCAGCCTTGCAGATTAGTAAGCATACGCAAGTTCCAGAATTTAAATTAAGAGATTCTTTTCCAAGACCAACTGGTTCAGTTTGGTTAAAGACTACAACACCTAACCTTGGTGCTAAATGGAATCTGAAAAGATGGAATGATGCTACAAAATTATGGGAAGGGGTTAGTGTAAACCTTTATTCCAATAATGAAGAAGCATTGTATCAATTAGATAGAACAGGCGGTGGACAAAACCTGTTAAGCACAGATTTATATGTGAAATATAATGTTGCAGAAGACGTAACTCCGGTTGCAACATTTAAACTTATGAAAAGATATGATTTAGCTCCTACTAGTATAAAAAGTGCAGTTATTACATCAAATGGATTAGGAACTACTCCAGGAACATTCAAGATGAAATCAACTGTTTTAAATAGTGGCAGTTACACTGATGAGATAATTGTAAGTGTCGCACCAGCTGGGACAATAGAGGACAGCGTAACATTAAGTGCAGCTATTAATGATGCAGGAATTGCTAATGTAGTTTCAAAAGTAGATGCTCAAAACAAAGTTGTTATTGAACACAAGCTTGGTGGAGATATTTGGATAGAAGATACTTCCGGCATTTTAACGCTTGCAGGATTTAGTGACTGGTCAAATGGTAATGGAACACGAAATTTATATTTTGCTCCCGGAACAGATATAGATACAACACCACTTCAGTTTGTAGCATCTTTATGGGAACCATTAAAATATACTGCAAGTGACACGGAAATTACTAATTTAACTGCTGATCAAGCAATGTGGTATAACTCAACAGTAGACGAAGTTGACCTTTTAGTACACAACGGATCTGCATTTGTTGGATTCCAGTATGCTGCACAAGGCACAGGTGAAAATGCATCTCCAAGTCCTTATTATAGTGGAGTTGCAGAAGAGAAAACTGATCCAAATGGTCCTATTATTAGTGCAACATTACCTATTGTACAATCAGACGGATCTGCACTTGTAAATGGTGATATTTGGATCGATACATCGGATTTAGAAAACTATCCAAGAATGTATAAATTCAATGCTGATAGATCAGATTTATCTTTAGAAAATAGATGGATACTCATTGATACAGGAGATCAAACATCTGAAAATGGTATTTTATTTGCTGATGCGAGATATGGAACAAATGGAACAAATTCAAACGAAGCTGCTCCTATTGTAGATTTATTAGAATCAGATTTTGTTGATCCAGATAGTCCTGATCCTGCTTTGTATCCTAAGGGAATGTTACTTTGGAATACAAGAAGAAGTGGTTTTAATGTAAAAATTTACAAAAGAAATTACTTAACAACTTCAGAACAAAATTTACGCTACAATGATCAAAGTATGGAGACTTATTATCCGCACAGATGGGTAACTTTATCAGGAAACCAAGAAGATGGATCTGGATCATTTGGTAGAAAAGCTCAAAGAAAAGTTATTGTACAAAGTTTACAAGCTTTGTTGAACAGTAATGAAGAAATTAGAGATGACGGAACTAGATTATTTAATATTATGTGCTGTCCAGGTTATCCTGAACTAATTGGAGAGATGAGAACATTAAACTATGATAGAGGATTGACTGCCTTTATTTTAGGTGATTCCCCAATGCGATTAGCTCCTAATGGAACAGATCTTAATAATTGGGCTACAAATGCAAACGGTGCATTAGAAGACAATGATAAAGGTTTAGTAACATCTGATCCTTATATTGCAGTTTGGTATCCATCAGGATATACCAGCGATAACTTTGGTAATAATGTCGTTGTACCAGCTAGTTACATGATGCTTAGAACAATTGCGTTGAGCGATCAAGTATCATATCCTTGGTTTGCTCCTGCAGGAACAAGACGAGGAGGAATTACCAACGCAAGTTCGGTAGGTTATTTAACTGATGAAGGAGAATTTAAAGGTATTACACTTAACGAAGGTTTAAGAGATACGCTTTACAGTAATAACGTAAACCCTATTTCGTTTGTAACAGGTTCAGGATTAATTAATTTTGGACAAAAAACTAGACAATTAGCTACAAGTTCTTTAGACAGAATAAATGTTGCAAGATTAGTAATCTATCTAAGACAACAATTAAATGCTGCAGCAAGACCATATCTGTTTGAGGCAAATGATGCTTTAACTAGAGACGAAATTAAAAATAGTATTAATACATTACTTTTAGAATTAGTTACTCTAAGAGCAATTTTTGATTTCATAGTCGTGTGTGATGATTCAAACAACACACCTGCAAGAATAGATAGAAGTGAACTTTATGTCGATGTAGCAATTGAACCTGTAAAAGCAATAGAATTCATTTATATTCCATTGAGATTGAAAAATACAGGTGAAATAGCAGCATTATAATAGACATAAATATATTAAATAGGAGATTAAAATAATGGCAGTTGGAAGTTTACTTAACATGTCGATCGGAGCAAAGGATCTTAAAAACGAAACTTTGCTCATGCCTAAACTTGCTTATAGATTTAGGATCGATTTTACTAATTTTGGGCCAGGGGCAAGTTATGCTTTAACAAAGCAAGTTGTAGATTGTACTAGACCTACTGTAAGTTTTGATCCTATGGTTGTAGATATCTACAATTCAAGGATTAATTTAGCAGGAAAACATACTTGGGAACCAATTACAGTTACTTTAAGAGATGATGCTACTGGCAAAGTTCAATCAGGAATTGGTAATCAATTACAAAAACAATTTGACTTTATTGAACAATCAACAGCAGCGTCAGGTGCTAATTACAAGTTTGAAATGATTATCAATATTCTAGACGGTGGTAATGGAGATCATGCACCTCAAGTATTAGAAGCATTTGAACTATATGGATGCTATATTGAAAATGCTGCTTATAA